ACATTAATGCTTGACCAGTCAATGATGATACTACAGTTCAAATGATCATAATACATCTTCCTTGTTAGTTCATGAATTTTATCAGTGAGATGGTTGATCTCTAAAGCCTTAGAATCTAATTGCTTTACTAGCCTAGAATTATTATTCTTCAGTTCGTCAATCTCAAGACGTAGTTCGTTAATCAAACGGCTATTAAACATTTTGTTCTCTCCTATTCATATTGTCAGTATAGCTCAGTACTAATAAAATGTCAAGAAAAATATATCGTTGATATCATTGGAGAATTTAGGAGGTAAATATAAATCTCATCTTATCGAAGTAATCAGCAGTATTCTTAACGAATACCTGTGGTTCTTCATGATCTACGGCAATAACAATTGCTATTTGCTTAATGTCTGTAAGTAGTCTTTCGTTGGCCATGCTAGCATAACATGTAGCCTGAAGGAAATAGCTTTCGATATGCTTCTCTTCCTTCAATCGTCTGGATGTTTTAAAGTCAACAATACTTGGTATACCATCGAAGTCAGCTATTAGGTCAGTTCTACCAGCTGTATTCAGTTCCTTCGACCACAATGGATACTCTAATCCATATACTGTTGTGACTCTTTTATCTAATACATCACGTATAGGTGCGAAGGTAAACAGATTAACTGGCATCTGTCCCTTACGGTAATCTTCACCTAGTAAGTACTTCTCAGCCATATCATGGATGGCTGTTCCTCTGTTGGCTGCTTGGGTAGATATCTTATTGGCCTCTACTTCACCAACCTTCTTACGCCAAGCATCTAATCCGCTCTTGTCTAGCTTACTACCAAGAACAGTAGTAACAGATGGGAATACGCCATCGGGAGTTAAGTAATGACGCTTCCCATCTATTTCTGTAGTTTCAATTTCAGGCTTATCATATAGTTTTAATGTAATCATAACACCACGTTAAGGTTGTCTTTCATAATAATATATTCCTTGACAAGAGAAGATCTCACAATATCTTCCTTTTGAAAGTCAATGAACTCAAAGGACTTCATCTTCTGAAGAACACGCATGAAGTCAAGCAATCCATTCTTATCACGCTCAAATGTAAAATCTGACTGTCTAAAATCGCCGCATAACATAATTTTACAGTTCTTACCAATACGAGTAATAACAGAGTCAAGTTCATGGCCTGTCATGTTAGCTATTTCGTCAACCACAATGATACAATCATTAAGAGTAATACCACGTATGAAAGATGTGGAAATAAAATCAACAACATTCTTAGCTTTAAGATATTCATAGGCATCTCCTCTGCCAAATAACTCACTGAAAATAGCATAGTAAGGTGCTTCATACACTTTAGCTTTTTCTTTGGCATTACCAGGAAGGAATCCAAGATCACGAACGGCGACAGTACTACGAATAATAACAATCTTTTTGTACTTGCTATTAGGTTGTAGTATTTCTCTAGTTGCTAGGTAGTTAGCGATGAAACTTTTACCAGTACCTGCGATACCATGAAGTAGGATATTCTTATTAGCTTCGTATGCTTCAAATGTTTTACGTTGGTTCTCAGTTAATGGTTGTATATCTTTTAGAGTAAAATTTAGTTTTTGAGGATTTTCCTCTATCCCGCCTTGCTGTTGCTGATTACGACGACGTTCTTTTCTCGTTAGGCGTTTTTCTGACATTGGTACTCTTTATGTGTTATCGTTACTGGTTCCCTTAAAAGGTATTGACAGTTGATCTTTTAATACCTCTATTTGCTTCGCGTTTAATCTTCTTCAGTACATCACGGAAACCTGCATCTGGTTTCTTATGATATCCTGAGATTATAGCAGGGGCTCCATTAACTAGCTGCGTAATATTTGGGTTAGATAACAAATATTCATCAAGTTCACTAATAGACATGAACTCTTCGAACTCATCACCTGTATCATTATTTAAGAAATTGTAGGTGGGCATTTTCTTCCTCGTATTCTTCCATGTCAAGTAACACATCAATATTTTTAGTTCTTAGAGCACGATCAAATCTTTTCTCTTTACGGCGATCATTTACTGTTTTCTTAGTTTCATAATCACCGTCCATATATTCGCGATCGATAACATTGAACTTTTTTTGACGACTCTTGGACATGTTACTTGGTGTTCTCCTGAGGAAAAAGATCTGGGAATGCCTGCTTTGCTACTTCAGCCGTGAGACCCTTAAACGGCGATTTCTTATCCTTAATAGCCATCAACATCTTTGCATCAGCTGGTGCTACTGTTTCTAGTAATTCAATAAACATTGCTTCACGCTTTAGTTGCTTTAGTCCAGGATTTCCACCCTCAACAAAGTGTAATAACTTACGTGCTTCAGCGAACAGTACGTTCTCTTGGTCAACTAGGTCATTTGGTTTATATGGTGCATCGCCTTCTGGCAATAGAAATTTGATACGAGGATCAAATGCTGCCTGAAGAATAGTGCGCAATGCATAGCAATCACTTTCTTTTAGTGAAGCTACCTTTTCTTCGTTCTTCTTGAGCTTACTTACTTTCTCAAGATACTCTGCTATTCCAATTCTCGTACCCATTTAAAACTCCGCAATGTTTTCCATTAGATTCTTAAGGCGATTGACTATGAAGTAGTTCATTAGCTTCTCTTTACCTTTTGGCTTTTGTGTATTATATGATTCCAATACTTTTTCTTTGATCTCTTCAGGAATCATAGTAAGATCAATCAACTGCTTGTTACGCATATAGTTACGCTTCAGCTTATCGTCAATACCGTTCTCGATAATAGTTTGCATCTTCTTTTGTGTTAGTGGCTTCTGACGTTCACCAACAACGAAACAGTTGTCATTTGATAATACGTTAGGTACACCATCGCCTGAATCACCTTTAAGAATATGTTCTTGGAGGTATGCTTCTGGCATTTCGTGTTGAATAAACCTTTTACGTACAGGATCATATTGCTTAACATTATCATACTTATGTAGCTGAATGAAGTCTTTATCACCAGATAGAATAAGAATATCCTGTGCAGGAAACTCACTGTGCTCTACTACAAGAGTCGCAATGATGTCATCGGCTTCCGCTGATTCGATATCAATAACACGGTATGGGAAATATTCTTTGAGTTCAGCACGAATCTTATTCATGCATTCGAAAATAGACTGCCAGTTAAGTTCAGAGTTTTCGATGTTCTTCTTGCGATTGGCTTTGTAGTATGGAAACACTTGTTTACGCCAGTAATTCTTGTTATCACAAGCAATAATCATTTCGCCATACTCATCGGCAAACTTTTGTTTATATGATCGCAAAGCATTAAGGACCATATGGCGAACCATATTCTCTTCTAACTGAGCATTAGTATGATTACCTAACTGCATCATTAGATTAGATAACATGACCTGATTCAGATCAACGATAATAATTGTAGCCTCCTACCATAATGTAAATTATTCAACTTCAGTTTTAGTTTGCATCGTTATACTTATATTGTCAGATATTTTAAATGCACCTTCTTGTTCTTCATCAGGAACAAACATATTTTCAGCCAATATTGAAAGTGGATGAAATATACCGTGGTGTTTACAGAGCATAGACTTTAATGATTCTACAACAAGTGCACCGTCTTTAATATATGGATCGAGTTCTTCTTCCTCAACACCAAAATCGAAACCAGCGACTGCTAAACTAGAGAAGAGATTGTGTAGTACGGGGAGCAATGTTTCTTGGATATGAACCAATTTCAAATCTTCCATACGCTCTTCAATTTCCTCCAAATCATTTGGGACGAATTTATCGTTATTATTTTTCTTCGGAAACTGTATCACATTATCCATTATAACTTCCTTACTCTAAATGTCAACTCTTTTATTTATGTTAACAGTTAGACATTAAACGACTGCCATAGTTAGTGAATTTGAAGTCGAACACTTTACACTCAGTCCCTGTGGTCACTGCCTGAATAACTTCTTCACGCTTATCGGGAGTAACATAGAACACAAAGAAACCACCACCACCAGCACCAAGCAGTTTGCCACCTAATGCACCAGCTTCAATAGCCTTTGAATATACAAAGTCGAAATAGTATTGCGAGATTTCTCCAACGACACCCTTCTTATCCATCCAAGCATCATGCAACAACGCACCAAAGTCATCAATTTGACCATTGGTAATGTATTCAGCAGCAGTATATGCCTTATCACGGCTACGCTTAACCATGTTGAATTTATTAACATCAAGCATAGCTGCTGCTTGCTTCTGTAGGATGCTATTAGCTGAACGAGACTTACCACTGTATACTAGCAACAGGTTATCTTGTAGCTTATCGATATTGTGCTGTTGGTATGCGAATGATTTAACAGTAACAGTATCGTTTGTATTGAACTCAAACAAATTCATACCACCATAAGCAGCCGCATATTGATCCTGCTTACCTACTGGATAGCCGCATAGGTTACGTTCAATGTTATATGCTGTTTGCGCCAGTAACTCTGGTGATAGCAGGTCAGCTGTTTCCTGCAAACTAGCAAGAGCATGAATCAAGCCAGTAGTAAAGGCTGAAGAAGAACCAAGACCTGAACCTTTTGCAATAATATCAGAAATAGAAGCAATCGTTAGTTCTTTATCAATACCAACTAGCTTCAATGTTTCACGAGTGATAGAATGTTGCATATCGCTAACATCTTCTACCTGTGATACTTCATCATACATTGTTTTAATACCAATGTGTTGAGTTTTATGCACAGCAATGTAAATGCACTTATCGATGGTTACTGATAATGCAGCGCCAGCCTCCTGATTAAAGAAGGCTGGCATATCACTACCACCACTAAAAAAACTAATACGAAGTGGGGTCTTTGTAATGATCATAATTAATGAGTCCTGTAAACGAATCGTTGTTCTGGTTTGCCACGTTTTTCTGGTGGGTATTGGTTAACCAAGTCAGTAAGCATCATAGTCCATTGTGTCTTGATTTTATCAATATTATAACGGCTATCAACGAATGCTTTATTGAAGTTGATCATAGGTAAATGATTACCGCTACGGACAAAATCAACTGCACTGGTCAAATGCCTATAGAATACATCAGCATGAATCGTTTTATTCT